TGAAACATTCGTCTTCCGTAAACATTGCCGGTCATCAGAAAATACCTCCTAATTGATTTGCCGCCGCCGCAGTGCCAAGCAGCCCGGTCCCAAGCCCGGCTATCTGCTGGAAAGTGCTGGGTTGCTGCGGGGAGGGAGCAATCTGAGAACCAAGCGTGGTTTGCGTGGAAGGTGCTCCTTTATATATGTCTGACAAAAATGCAACACGAGAATAAGGCTCAAACATTTGCCTCTGGGCATTGGCCTGCTGGGCACTAAGGATGGCCTGTTGCTGGGCTTGCTGTTGCGACCCGAGCCTTTGCTGCATTTCAATGTCCTTGAGGCCTGTTTGCTGTGCCAATTCAGCGAGAGCAAGCTGCTGCCCCCCTATACCGGCTTGTTGTGTTCCAAGCTGGCCTGTTAGCTGACCAATACCACTAAGCAATTGCGAAGCCTGACCGGTCCTTGTTTGCTGCGCCTCGAAGGCCTGTTGAGCACTTTGAAGCGCTTGTGCATAATTTTGCTGGTTTAGTTGAGCCAGGGCGCGGGCACGAACGTCCTGTAAATTTCGTCCCAATTCCGCCTCTTGCACACCAAACCTACTGCCCCCGAAAGCTCCGGCTCCTACAGCATTAGCTGCCAATTGATTTTGTTGAAGTTGGCCTTGTCGATTTAATTCCGCCATAGTTTCGTCTATGACTTGTTGCTGAAACGGATTGGTGTAAGGGCTTAAATCGGAAGGAGCGAAAAGACCCTGCATTCCCTGCGCCGCAGTTTGAGCCTGTGATACTGGCGCAAAAGCCGTTCCCAAAGTTCCAAGCCCTGTTCCCAGGGTCGCTTGCCCTGTTCCCAAGAAAGGTTGGTAACCCCCAATACCGCCTTCCTGTTCCGCCCCAGTAAAGGCTTGTTGCTGAAGTCCGGAAAGACCCGCCACCTGTTGCGGAGGCAGCGTAAGAGGTATTCCAGCGAGACCTTTTGCATCTTGTAAAAGGCCTAGCTTTATAGCCTCAATTTCAGGCGCTTCTCGTATAATTTGTTCTTGGATGGTAGTTGTAACCATGATTACGTCCTCATCTCAAAATTACGCATCAGGTCATACATTGTTCCTGGCCCGCCTGCGCCATCGACGGCTCTCTTGGTCATAACAAATTCTCCATTAGAAAGCATCGCAGGTATGCTATCTGACGTTGCCGTTCCAGGGCCGTTTATATGCCCCGTCTGCCGGGGATAATTTACAGTGCCACCATGAGCGCCGTACATGGGGTAGGGGAAGGTGGTGGGGACTTGCACGTCTAAAGAAGGAATATTGGCGGAGGGGTCAAGAAGGTCGCCACCAATTGTAAATAGGCGTTCTCCAAGTGGTAAAAGACGATCCTCTGCGAGCAACTCTTCTGCCGTTGGTTGGTTGGAAATATTCGTGGGAAAATCTCCGGGTACGGGTTGTTTTTCTTCAGTTGGGTCAAAAGCACCGCCAAAGTATAAGCCCCCACCAATCAGAGCTACGTCCGCAAGGTCGCTCGGCACACCCAACATTGCGCTGGGAGAAAGATCACCAAGATATGGCTCATATTTGTCTGCGGCGGCTATATCGCTCCTTTCCCACCCCTGTGGCCTGAAAGTATATAAGTTCCGATCCGCACCCAATATTTGATCCCCAACTTGCCGTGCCCTCGGATCCTTGGCAGCACGTGTTCGAGCAACCGGACTAGTTCCATCGGAGCCACCCACGAGGGAGGTTTGAGTATACTGCGGGTCGATGGAGGGATGTATTAATGTAAGACGTTCTTTGGGAACTACACCCCCTGGGGTTTGAACAAACTCTTGCTCAACAGCTTCCGGCCTAAGCGCCCTGCGCCGGTTCTCTATTGCCTCCGTGTTGAGCTTGTTGAGTCTTATCGCCGCCTGCTTCTCAGATGAAGTCCGGAACTCGGGATTATAGGTAGGAAAGATTTCGTCCCCTTCATAAAAAATACCTTGAGCAAGTGGGTTATCACCACGGGGCGTCCCACCTTCCCAACTGAATAGCCCTTTTCCCGCGTGGTAGGGAGCCGTTAAGCCCTCCCCAAAGCCCGTCATAAAGCTGTCTTTATGGGCCAACCCTGAGTAAACAGCCTGCGTCCCATAGGATATAGCCACTGCTTTAAGAGCATCCCCCCACGAACCGCCCGATAGTTTTGTGGTAAGCCCGGTAGCAATAAGCCCACCAATACCCGGCGCTATCATATTGCCAATTATTGGAGCAATAATCGGCATATATTCCTTGACAGAGTTCCAGAGTTTCTTGAAAAAGAATTCAGGCATCCCGGTGACAGGATTGAGGCTATTTAAGTTGTTCCCTACAACATATCTTTCCGGATCAAGGCCCATTTCCGCCATCTGTTGAAACAGTAGACTTTTGATCTGGGGGTTGGCTTCCAGAACCTCCATGGGGATTACTGTCTCGCCTTCCGCCGCATGAACGACGTAAATGTCCCCGTATCGGCCATATTCGGCCAATTTTTCAGCCTGCTCCCTCATGGAGCCCAAGCCTATGGGGGCCAACTCATAATCTGGAGATGCGTCTATAAAAGACTGAAGACCGTGCGACGAAATTTGATTGGCTTGTGTCTGTACCATTAAGAAAGCTCCAAAACGCTCTCGAAAGCGATTTTTTATGCCAAGTCACAATTAAAATAGAGCGTATCGCCAGTCTCTAATACGAAAGTCCCGGCGAGGGACGTTTATGCGCCAGCCAACAAACTGTTCTTACCCAGTGTCGCTAACGTTGTGACAGTATAATCACGTCGTTTCTAAATAGCTACCAACCACATGTAACCTGTTCGCATTTGCAGCCGTTACCTTGAGTATTTCGGATTCCTGAACCACTAAAGGCTGCGTCAGAAGCTCAAGCGTTCCGTTGGCAGATGTGGCCTTCACGTTATAAATTACGAATACCGCAGCGGCGGAATCTGTAAGCGTTACTGTGATCGTGGACGTAGAACCACTATCATCAGCCACTACCAAAGACCTAAAAACAGCGGTTGTTGCCGCTGGTGCCGTGTAAAGCGTTGTCACATCGGTAGAGGTTAAGTCTACCTTAACATTTTTATAGAAACTAGCCATCTTAGGTCACAAACCAAGTTAAAGCTCTATTTTCATCCTTACCCTCTACCTCAGAAGGAAGTTCCGTTTTTGTAAGAGACATTTCAAGGTCTCTCAACACCCTTTGCCAAGTATCCGGATCGTACTCTGTAGGAGCATCCGGCAAACTGTGATCAAGTAATCTAGCCATTATCTCCTACCATCCGGGCGAAGATCCATGCGAAGAGCGCCCGTGGTCCATGCTATATCCGTCTCGCTGCTTTCAATACGTATCACGGCCTGCCGTGATCGAGCGCGTATAAAAGACTGCTTTGTAGTGGCACTAACGGAATTTGTGGAATTAGTTGCTAGAGAGTCCCCGGGATAATCTCGTGTCTTCAGAACATAATTAACGGTGGAACCCGTTCCTGTTATGTCTATATCCGGAATAATCCTGTTAATAAACATGAAGTTGTTGCCGTCACCAAGATCAAAATCAGACGATTCAATATAAGAGGACATGGCAGAACCGTCGTCGTTTTCTCCACTTTCGTGAATAAACACAGCATTGGCACTACTTGACAAGCCACAGGCTCTTGGCCGTGTGTGAACAGTATGGTCAACCCAGGCGGTCCTCTCTAGAAGTCCTATATCCCAAGTATTTTCGGTGTAATTAAACTTAACGTACCGGTCTATTTCCGTTGAGTCCGCAGATGCGTAGAACCAAAGAATCTCATCAAATATCTTATTGGAAGCCGCAAAAAACTTACGCGATTGATCAAGATTTACGTCATCAAACAAATAACGAAGAACCGTGCAGGGAATCACCTGTACACGTCCTGTGTATACATAGAAGTTTTCCGTATCCATCCAAAATATCTTATCCCCTACAGCCACAACGGAATTTGGACTTATAGCGGAGAGGTTACTTCCAACTAATGAAAATCCAAAGGTGAAGGGGGGACCGGTAAAACGCATTGAATGTAAATTTGCGTCAGTCCAGATAAGGATTTCTTGACGGGCTTTTACAGCGGCAATAATTTCCGAGCCTGAAGACAGACGCTGACCGCCAGCCGTGTTAGTGGCTGATGGAGTCCAATCAAACGGGCTTTCCTGATCACACCACCTAACTTGCAATAAATCTTGGGCGGCTTCAGATAATGGATTACACCCC